ATCATAAGTAGTATGGGAAAAAACTTCATCACCTGTACAACTATAATAATTTGGATCGTGAACATCAGGTTCAACACCAATTGCCACACCAGTTCCTGCGTCAAGATAGCCGGGTTTCAGCCTTGACTGTATTATTAAATTTCTCCCTCCAATCTGCACATTATTTACCAGCGTTTGAGCATGCGTTTTAGCCGCTTCCATTTTCGCAGTTGCATCGGCAATCGCTCTTGCTTCTTCTTCATCAATTACACCATCAGCATAGGCATTAGCGGCTATTTTAGCCAAATTAGCTTGAGCGTCTGCATAAGCTTTTGCAGCGGCTAAATTATCTTGCATTTGTTGAATGCGCTGTTGCTCTTCAGCTGTTATCTGACCATCAGCATAAGCTTCTAACTGAACTCTCAATAAATTATCTTGAGCAGCTGCATAAATTTTAGCTGCTTCCGCTTTTGCAGTTGCATCGTCTATCGCTCGTTGTTCAGCGGCAGTAATTTTTCCATCTGCGTAAGCTTCTGTTTGAATTCGCTTTAATTCGTCCTGTGCGTCAGAATATGCTTTTGAAGCCGCAATGCTGTCGGTTTTGGATTTATCAATATTTACCTGAATTTGAGAATACGCTGGAGAATCTGATGTGAATTCTATTTTACCAACAACTTTTCTGTTGTCAATGTCTATAAACAATTCACCATTTTGCCCCAGTATTTTACCTGAAGTAATCTCTCCACCATTAATAGCTGAAAACCCATAAGATGTTTTAATCTTACGAAAACCATCCATAATCGATGATAAATAACCATATTCGAAATGATAGAAATTAGGATCAGAATCAAATTTGATTTGTTCAGTTGTAATGAAAAAACTGGCTTGATTTCCTTCTCGTTGGCATCTTAAATAGATGTAATTAAATACAGCTGATATATTGTTAATTTGACCTGCTAAAATATTCCAAACTCTTTCTGTGTCTGCAATTGTAAAATGTACCATTTGTCCAGACGTATTACGAACTGTTGAGTTATCAACAATATTCATCTGTACGTCTTGGATTTGAAACTGCTGACTTCTGGCAGCAACAGATAACATTTTAGTATCAATCGATAATGGTTTGATTTTTTCCATGTCAAAATAACCATCGGTATCAAAAATATTATCTTGAATTTCTCTTGTAAATTGATAATTGCGTCGAATATTACGGTCAACTTTTTGTTGATGTGTTATCACTTGATTAGTCCATCTCTGATCATCTAAATACTCTCGAATAGTACGAGAAACTTGAACTTCATCAGCAAGTTCAAAACCTACATTATAGACATCTTGTAAATCTTTCGTCAAACCAATGACTCTGATTTCAGCATTTAAATTAAAATCAGTATCAATCATTTTGATTGTTTTACCTAAAACAATATCTATATTTTGAGCCTCAAAATAAAATGGATCAGAGACAACATTATATTGTAAACGAGGTAAACAATTCGCTGTTAAATATTCTTCTGAGCGTCGTTTTAATTCTGCTTCAGCTTCTGTGACATATTGTAGAGGCATGATAATATCTGTTAATACATATTCATCACCAACAGCTGGACGCATTAGCTCACTCGGAACTGTAATTGCTTTTTCTTGTTCAGCAGGTTGCAATTCAAATGTTTTTGTTGAATTATTAAACCCAAATTCTTTTACTTCGAAAATATAACCAGCTAATTGACCTGTATTAAACGTAACCTTTACTGTTGTGTTTGGTATTAAAATATCATTTACATTAAAGTCTAAAGTTGAATCTGTAAATTGTAAAAAATTAGCTGCGTTAATAGCTGTTACTTTTCCTTTTCGATTTGGAAAAACGTCATCAAACATTTCAGTATGTTCAATAATTCCAAATTTATCAACGTTTGCTTCCAAATATGGAACATCTATTTTTAGACGCTTACTGTAATTACGGTAATCACTTGAGATATTTTTCTCACCACCATACGCATATAAACGCGTCACAATATTTGAAGAATCTACAACGGTTCTTGATAATCCTCGTAAACCTTTAGTAATACCATATTCTAATTTTAAACCCGAGAATTCTTTTCGTGTTGTAAAATGAATAGTTTTATCCTGGTCAATCCAAAATTCATTTTTAAACTCATCTGCTAGCGTTGTTAATACGCTTAATAGATTATGAGCTGAAAAAGAAAAATTAACTGTATCTGTTTCATCAACCGTCCCTAATTTCCATTCACTTTGAACACGATTAGCATTCTGAACAATCAATTCTAAAATTGTTCTTGCATTACCCATCACTGAAAAATCAGATATTGATAATGTGTTAGAAGAGTCAGGGAAAAGCAACTGTATTTTCCCTAACTCATACTTAACACTTTCAAATTGCAAGGTATAATTGAATTGAATAGAACTAACTTTTTCTTCAGTTGGAGCAATATTCAAAATAAATAATTGCCCAAACACTTCTACCATATCACCAATTAAAAACTCAACTGATTCAGCAAGCGTGAAACTCATATTTACAAGTTCATCACCCATAATCTTAGCCGTATAAGTTCCTGTTGGAGCTACAGTAGCAATAATTACATTATGTCTTTTTATATTATAGTACATTTGGTTTTACTTGTATAGTTAAATCGAATTTCACAAACACTTTAACTACGTTTTTAAGGCGTTTTAAAGAGTGTTTAAAATTGTTTCCTGATTTGTAAAATACTTGATAATTCATATCATGATCATCAATAAAAAGTTGCTGCCAATTAGGCTTTGATACTTCTTTGAAAAACGCATTATATTTCACCCAAAAATCTACATTATCATTTGCCATAATTGCACATTGAAGCGTAACTTCTGAATCCTTAAAAAATACTTTTGACAAATAATAATCAACACCATTTTGATCTTGCCAATCAAAATTTAATGGTTCTTTACGCTCAGGATATGATAATAATCTTTCTCTTCCTGTTAAAATTACAAGACCATAAGTGGACTTTAATTCTTTGTTGTTTAACTTATCACTCATATTTAATGATTATGGAATCCCAGCACTACGACCATCATCAGAAGAAATTTTGATTAATAAATCTCTAATTTTCCCTAACTCTGATAAAGACAATTCAGTATTATTTGCGGTACGTTTCGTATTATTTTCAATTGCTCCTAACATTTCAATCATTCGACTTGTTTGTTGCAATTGTTGAGCTGCACCACTTTTCAGAAGATTGTTCGTTTCAAGTTGTGCTAAACGGAAACCACCAGCTTGACCAGCTAATAAATCAGCTTGATCTGCTGACATTCCTTCTATAGCACCTTTTAATGAATTAGCAGAAGAAACCGTTCCAGTCATATTCAAACCAGCTTGATTCATCATGTCCATATAAGACTGTGCATCTTGAGCAAGTTTCAAATACATTTCTTGCCATTGCTTACGTTCTTCTTCTGACAGAACACCGTCGCCCATCATTTCATAAAGCAAGTCCTGAAGCTTTTGCATTTCAGGTTCTAAAACTTTAGCAGACATACCTGCTAATATTGCATTTCGAAGAAAACCTTCAATATCATCAGCGAAATCAGCGAAAGATTTTTTTCCTGATTTTATCCCTTCGATAATTGAATCTGCAATAGATTGAGAAGTTGTACCTGTTACGGCATTCTTCAAATCAATTTCCAGTTGACGTAAAGCATCATCAATAGAACCATATTCTTCTTTCAACTTTTTCAACTGTTCGTAAGCTTCTTTTGCGTCACCAGTCAAAGGCTTCATTGCGTTTAACTTTTCAAGTTTAGCAAACAGTTCATCCGTTATCTGTGTATCTTTATCTATCCCTAATAAATTGGCAACAGAATCATAATGATCTACTACTACTGTCTTTTTAGAAAATCCTAAAAACCCACCTTTTTTCTTAAATGTTTTATCGTATATGGTTTCAGAACCAAGTAATCTTTTCCAAATTTTGTCCATGTCAGCCATTACAGAAGATTTATTCTGTTTTAGAGCTTCCATTTCTTCACGGATATTTTGAATTCTGGAAACATATAGATCATTAATTCTAGCTTCTATTAATTCTCTATCTCGTAAAGTTTCATTGTATTCTAATTGTTGTGCGATGATTTCAGCCTGCCATTTTTTAAGTTCTTCGATTGCTTTTTTTCGAGATTCGCGAGCCGCTTTTCCCATAGAAAACAATTTCCCTACCCACTTAATTAAAGCAACAACTAACGCAACAATACCGTCAACAATAGATTTCATAAAGGCATTTACAACTTTACCAACATCATCTGCTAACTCAGAAATTGTTTTCATAATCTGAGAAAGTTCTTCATTGGAATCAGCAAAAGCATCGGCTAATGCACCAGATATTTCTGATACAATTTCGAATCCTTTGACAACTTTTTGCATTTTCTCCAATTGAACACTCTCCAGTTCTTGATTAACTTCTTCAAGTGACTGTTGCTCTTGAGCAACTAATTCGTTGTTTTTGTTTTGATACTTAGCTATTTCATCAAGAATTTTCTTCTTCTTTTCTAATGCGACTTTTTCTCTTGTTTCAAGTTCTGAGCGTCCTTTTACATTCTTTGCTTTCTCTAATTCTGACTTAACATATATTTGTTGCTCTTCTGTTAATGAATCTTTACTTAATTTATAATACTCTTCAATTGAAGCTATTCTAACATCAAGTTCTTTCTGAGAAATACCTGTTAAATCTGAAGATAACCCCCTCCATATATCCAATGATTCATTTGCTTCAGCTTTTGCAGCATTTATTTTTGCATTTTTAATACGTTCAGCCTCTTGAAGTTTAGCAGTTTTTATTTGGGTATCATTTTCTTTTTCTAACTGTTTTATAGTCGCTAAATAGTCAATATTTATTTGCTTTATTTTATCTTGATAAATCAATGTAGCCTCATAAGCCGCTAAGTATTTCTGATCTCCAGTTTCTTTTTCTTCTTTTTTTTGTTTTTCTTGTAAATCAAGTAATGCTTTTAATCGAGCTGATTCTAAATTATTTCGTTGTTCAACTGGTTTAGACAATATTTTGTCAATTTCAGATTGAATACGTTCAGAAAATGTTTCAAAACCTATCATTTGGTTCTGATACTGTTTTGTAATCTCTTCAGCTCCGACTTTTGTTTTAAGCTGTTCAAAAGCAATAAAAATTTCTTTTTCTTTTTCGAGTTGTTTTAAGAGTTCATCAGTGCCTTGAGTATAAGTAACATTTGAGGTTTCGGTTTTTTCAAGTGTATCAATTTTGATGAGAACCTGAGAAACAAGTTTAGCTTTTTTAGCTTCCTCTCGTAGTTTATTATACTTATCCTTTATATCTTCAATTTCGCGAGCATTTTGATCTAAGGTTTGCTTATGAATATCCCTTTCTGTGTCTGCGATTTCTTGTAAAACACTTAACTGTTCATCTTTCAAACGTTTGGCTTCTTCAATAGCTTTTTTTTCTTCAGCTTCTTTCTTTTTGCGAGCTTCTTCCGATTTATCATCACGTTTTTTTGCTACTCCTGCTTCAAAAACAGCCTTTGCTTGCGTCCATTTTTCAAACTCAGCTTTATCATTTTTATAAAAAGCTATCTTTTTATTGAGAATAGAGCGTTCTAAGGCATCAGTATTTTTGCCTCGAGCTTTTGCAATCTCTAATTGTTTTTCGGCTGCTTCTATTTCAGCAGAAACTCCTTTACCTGTAACAATCTTTAATTTATCCGCAGCATCACTTGCTTTACCCATTAAATCCATTGATGTATTAAGCAACTTATTACCGTCAACTTGCTGTTTATACATATCTGCAACATACTTAATCGTTACCTGATCATAACCAGCTCCTTTTACAGCTTTCAAAGCCTGTTCTTTTGTTGGATAGTTTAAAAAATTCAGAATCTCTTCATTAGAGATATTCGTTTTTAGTTTCTTATTGCCTCCAAAAAAGTTATTAGTAGACACATCCCATTTTTCAATAGTTTGGTTAATTTTTTCGTACCAAGCTAAATCTCCAGTTGATAATGCCGTGATTTGTTCAAGTAATACTTTTTGCTTTTCAAGACTTAAAATATAAGCAGCGTCAGCTTGTGCTTTAATCTGCATATAGTTTACATATTCAGGTGCACGAGCAATAATTTTTGATTCAAGTTCAGCATAATCTTTAACTGTACCAAGCGTATCACCAAGCTCTTTGTTGAATTCAGAAACAGCTTGTTTCTTTTGACGTTCTGATAAAGTTGTCTCTTTATTTTGCTTCACTAAATATTGAAGGAGTGATATTTTTTTTGCATACAAATCATTGGCTTTTTTACCCACTTCAATATTACTTTCTAATTCATCAGAAGATAAACCAATAGCTTTTTTGACTTCGTCCCAATTTGAAATAAGTGAACCAAGTAATAGAATAAAAGCACCAACTCCTGTTGCAGCCAATGCAATACGAAAAGCTTTCAAAGCTCCAGTTGAATTTCCTACAACAATTGCATACAATCGTTGCAAGGCAATTTGTCCTGTTGTAACAACCGAATCAGATCGCTTTAATTCAATTTGAATTTGTTGTAAACCTTGCAGAATAGCCATTACAGACGTTACTTTTGCAATAGTTTGCTGTACATTTTCATTTTCAGAACCAAATAAAGCAGCCGCTCCCTGTGCCATAGAGAATCCAGCTGTGATTGCTGTAGTTGCACGTACTAAAGTATCAAGATTAGCCGATACTGAAGCACTCGCATTGATTTCTTGATTAACTCCAGCTAATGATGAACGTATTTCAATTGCACGTTGTTTTAATGCTTGATAACTTTCAGAACCTTGTTCATTTTCTAAACGCAACTTTGCCATATCCTGAATTAATTTTTCTAATTCAGTTTGCAATTGTACAGTCGTTTCTTTTTGCTCAACTATTTTATTTCCAAACTCATCAAAACCTGTTCGTCCTGCATTTTTAAGTGCTTTGATAGAGTTTTGAAGGTTTTCTATATTTTGATTTAATATTTGAACTTTAGCAGGATCAGTTTCTGTAGATAATTGTGCTTGAAATTCTTTTAAAGCATCATTCATTTGATCGATACTATTTCCTGTAGCATCATAAATTGCTGGCGCACGCCCTAACATTTCATTCGCTGCATTAATATCATTTGCTAATTCTGCAAACTCAGATGAAGCTGGATCGATGTCTGCTAATTTATTTGATACAAAATCTATCACAACGCCCAACTGATCCATTTCGTTTTCGGCTGCATTAATATGCTCCGATAAAACTTCCAATTCTTCAGGACTTGCGAAATTGGGCGTAAATGTTTTATCAGATATTTGATCAATCAATTTACCTGCTTCAACCAATTTATTATTTGCAGCTTCAAGTTGTGCTTGATCCATTAATTCAACACGTTGGTTGGCTGAATCAATAATCGTTTTAATTGCTTTTTCAGCTTGCTGAATTTGATATTCATACACTTTTAGCTGTGTTGGATCAAAAGTATTCGCTACTTGTTCCTTTAACCAAACCAAAGCTTCAGCATGTCTTTTTATAGCATTAGATTGTGCTTCTGTTAATTTAGCATTTTCACTCAACGCACCGTTTCCAGTTAATTGAGCCTGTACAAACTCGTTAAACTTTCGTTTTGTAGCTTCAAGCGATTTATCCAATTGCTCAGACGAAGCCATCAGCTTTTGAAAGTCTTGCATTAACTCTTCCGAATTAATTGATATGCCTAATTCTATTGGGTCTAAATCACTCATAATATTTTTGTTCTATTCGGCTCCTAACCAATTTGCTAAATCCTCATCGGATTCAAATTCTTCTTCTTTCTTTCCGTAAGATGTTTTTGGTGCATCTGCAATCATTAATTGTAATGCAGCAAAACTTGTATTGTAGATGATTTCTTTTTTAGACCAACCTGTTTCTTTTGCAACCATCCAAACAAAACCTGCAACGCTATGGAAGCTGACGCTTTTTAACTCGTTGTCTCCTTTTGACTCAGATTCATCGGCGCTGTTATCCGTGTCGCCTCCGTCAATCTGATAGTATTGATAAAATCCTGTATTCCTCCGTAAACAATAACTAACTGAAACAGGTAAAACAATTCTTTTGCTTGAAGTCCTCCACGAAGCTGGTATGCTACAAATGGAACTAAAAACTTCAACCAACGACTGTTTAATATTGATTCTGCGATAATCTTACTTACTGCTTTATCGTGAAGCTGGATAATTTCAAACCCTTCAGCAATAGTCAAGTCTTCAGTAGACTTTAATTGCATCTTTAAATAATGAATTGAGACTCGTTTTAAGGTGTAAATGGAAAGAGCTTTCACCACGAGATTTATTTTTTTCTTTCCGAATAAACGTAAAAAAAGAGGTGCCGTGACTGGCACATTGACACCTCTTTCTAATATAATATTCGCAGCTCTTTCTTCAAGTTTGAAATCCATTAAGGCGTTTTCTTACCAATTAAAACAGCAGGCTTTCCTTGAGCTGGAGACTGTGGTCGTAAAGTAACCTCTAACAATGACAATCCATTTTTTACCAACTTGGTATTGAATTTCGCAATCACTCTACATTTTGGGAAATGAAAAGGTAAATCTGTATTGGTTAATAATTCGATTGCTTGATAAATCTCAGGCATAACTGCTGGTTCTGCCCATTGTCCATTTACCACAGTACCCCCTTTCAATTTAACTAACAACTCAGGTGAATAATCAAAAGTTGAGAACTTGATACTTTTTGCGCCTTTAATTGCGAAAGTTTGAATTGGATCATCTTCCTGATCAGAATATTCATCTGTGATTTGTGGATCATCTTCTGTGAACTCGCAAGAGTCACGATATGTTTGACATAATTCTTCTAATGCCGCTGGCATCGTTCCATCTGCTGAAACTTCTGCTGAACTAATCTTTTTTAAGCCGTATGTTTTTACTGTAGCCATTTAAATATGTTTTAAATATTGTTTAAACACTGATTAATCCTCTTTTTTGTCAGCTGGATTTTCTTCTGATTTTTGTTCTGAATTGTCTTTTGATTCATCAGATTTTTCTTCCAATGGTAATTCAGGCGCTTGAGTAGTATTTTGAATTGTTTCTTCAGATTTAGAAGCTAGTTCCGTTTCCTTTTCTTGGATTTGAGTTTTTAGTTTTTCAACTCCAGTTAAGTGATTTGGTTTTTTACCAAACAATTCTTCGTAACGCGCAACCAATTGTTGACGCTCATCATCTGTTTTAGTTTCTACAATTTCTGCTACTGGAGCTTTCTTTCCTTCTTCGTAAACTAATACTGAATCTGAAGTAAAATGATGAACTGTTTTATCGCTCAAATAACGACTATGGTCGTTTGCGCGTTCTTTTTCCGTAAATCCTTGTTTATCCGAACACACATAAACTTCCTGTAAATTGTGTGCTTTCATCATTTCTGATGCCTTAGGAGCTAACTCCTCGCGAGTGATATTTTCTTGTGACATTATCTAAAAATTAAAAAGTTTATAATTAAGTCCTACCCCAATAGCAGGTGTTGTTTTGATTTGGTTATTTTGTGGATAAACCACATAACCAATCTGTAAACCAATACTGAAAGGGCTTTCTTTTTTTTCTTCTACTCGAAAAGTTTGTAAGCCTTTTATGGTAACTCTTGGATCATCGGAATAGACATCGATATAATTTGTTTTCTTACCTAAGAACCAAGATTTATCGCTATACCGTGCGATGTTTAAACCGACATCATAATTAACCGCTACCTGATTGCTATCTTGATTATAATTAAGTGTTAGCCATCTATCTTGATACACCAAATTATTAGCTTCATTAGGTTTTAATTGAACTTTTGCTTTCAATTCAGCGTTTACTTTCGTGACTTGGTCTATTTTATTGAGCGAAATTTTCAATGCTTTTTCTAGACTGTCAGCATAGCTCTTTGATATGGCTAAACGCTTTGCAGCTTCATTGTCTGGAATGACTCGATCCTGATAAACGACGTGTTCAATTGAATCTCTGATGTATTCTTTTATTACGGTCGCTTTGGCGCCTGTACTCACAAGATCATTGAATTGTTGTTCTTTTTCAGTCGATTGTTTACATTCTCTAATTGCTAGTCCAGTTGCAACACAACTGATGAAGACTAATAATATGGTAATCAAATTTTTCATTTCAATATTTTTTTAACGAACCCTTCCGTTTTATCTCGTACTATCGAATCTTTTGTTTGCATTTCTTCTCGAAGCGATTGGGTTTGAGACTTATAAAATATCATGCCTTCGTACAATTGAATTCTGTCATTTCGTTCTTCGAGAATTGTTTTAATTAATGCCTGTTTTTCAGCTTCGCAATGTTCCTGATCATCTTCTTTACGGACGAATAGAAAACCGATAACTGTACAGGTGATTAATAACAAGCCGATTAATAATGAGATAACTACCGCTTTAGGGCGTTTTTCGATATCTTGAATTGAAAAAGGTTGCGGTAGTTCTGGTTTCATTACTGGTTAAATTGAATTAATATTTTAGCATACTTTTCAGCCAATCGAACTTTGTTTTTCTCATAATTCTCTAAATCTTGAGCATTCGTGATAAAACATACTTCTGTCAAAGCAGCTAAACCTTTTTTGTTTAGAACTGCTAATTTTCCACGTGCTGATTCACTTTCAGTTTTTAAACCTCTTGATTTCAAATTCAACACATCTACATTAGCAGTAAGAATTTCAGCTGCTAATTTTTTCGATTTTACAGAAGCAACGTCTGAAACTAAAACTTCTGTTCCTGTACTAGTTGGATTTGCTGATGCGTTAAAATGAATATCAAAAACGATATCAGTACTCTTAGGAGAAATCTTTCTCAATACTTGAGAGAGTGTATCATTGTCATCATCAATTTGATAATCTTTGAATCCTAACTTTTTGAACTGAGAAACAACTAAGTTTCTCAATTCTTTCGTTAAATCAGCTTCTTTGAGACCATTTCCAATTGCTCCTGAATCTTTGTTATGATGACCTGCAAACAAGAAAATCATTAAACTGCTGATGCTTGCATTAATACTGCAACTCCTTCGTAATTCTTACGTCTTGCACGTCCTCCACATCTTACTAAGAATGAATAGATATCACCGTAAAAAGTAGGATCACCAATATTCTCGAAAGCTTGTGTTGTACCGATTGCTTTTTCTGTCATAAACTTATTCCAGAATAAGTTACCTTCTGAATCCGTTGCTTCTCCAACAGCACCAAACGCTTTGAATTGTTTCGTTCCAGAATTCATTGTATAAACACTTGAACGCTCCATAATCGACCAACCTTGTACTTTGTAAAGTACACCTGCTCTACGTTCAGCCTCTGATGTAGCCGCCATATAAGTTGCTACAACTTGCGAATCTACAGGGAACATTTGTGCAATTGCTTCTGATGTTAGCAAAGCATACATTTGACCTTCCGTCCAAGCTTTTTGAGCTTTAAACAACGTTTTCATACGTTGTAAATCTTTTAAAGAATATGCTTTCCTTTTACCAGTTGCTCCAGCAAGAGATGCGTCGAATAATTCTCCTTCTGTCAACAAAATGTTTTTCGTAGGTAATTCTTTATTGTCTCCAACAGGAGAAACAACAAGATTCGTTAACATTCCTTCAGCAACTTCTTCTGATAAGTTAGCAACATCTTGATCTAAGATTGAACGACGTTTATCATAACTCAATTCTACGGTATCAGCATTCGAAATACGAACAGGATCAGTTGTATATTCATCGATTTTATATAAAATCTCAGAATCTTTACGTTCTGCAACCGCAGCAGGTAATAATGTTCTGTTTTTAACAACTTTCGAAGGTTCTCCAGCTTGTGGTAAATGAACAATTGTACCGTTAATAATATTGTCAGACGACACATCTGCAATATGTTGTAAGAAAGTATTATCCTGTAATAACTTTTCTTGAATGGTATCATGCCAAAATTCTACTTGTAATCCCATGTTTGATTTTTAAAAATTATTGATTTGGTTTTTTTCCGAATTGCTGTTCGAAACGTTGAGCGTAGTAGTCAGGATTATCAGCTTTCAATTTTCCTAAGTGATTACCTTTATCCAATTCATCCCAACTCATTTTTTCTAATGCAGCTAATTGTGCAGCAGGAGTTTCGATTTGTCCAGCAATAGGAGTACGTTTAGGCAAACTTGTTAATAATTTTAAACCTGCTTCGTAGCCCGATTTTAGTACCATTTCGTCAATTGGAGCTTTACCAGCTTCATCGATACGGCCATCTTTAACCGCTAAATCTCGTTCTGTTTCGTAAGAAGCTTTTAATACAGCAGTTTGTTTTTCGATGACTGCATCATATTTCGCCTTTAACTCGGCGTTTGCGGTTTTCAACTGAGTTGTTTCAGTTGAGTATTTTAGTTCTAATGCTTGAATAGCTGCTAGAACTTCAACTTCAGTTGAATTATCTGAGAGTTGTAAATGAGAAATTACTTTTTTCATTGTGATATCCTTTGGATTAAAATTTTGTTCTTTTGCTGATAAACAAAGGCTTTGTATTTCAGAAGCACTCAATTGTTTACCTTCAGTATTGTAAAGTGTGATTGTTTTTGAATTGGATGGAATCGCAACAATTGAGATTTCTTTTAACTCACATTTAGTCAAAACAACTTCTCCATTGATGACTTCGAAGTCTTCAGGATTAAAATCAAATCCCAATGAGCAGCCTTTAATTTTTCCAGCTTCTACTTTTCGAACGACTTCTTTTCCTTCAGGATCGTTTGTATCAAATTCAGGTGAACCTAAAAATTGTGATCCTTCAAACTTCAAGTCTATCCAAGTTCCTAATACATCTTTTGTGTTATTACGATGATCATTTAAACAAACTGGATTTTGTCTGAATCGTTCCAAATTGATTCCTGCATTCAATACACGAAAGCCATAATTGTTTTGTTGATTCTCGTCATTCAAGACAAATGATTTTTGCATAAGCTTTTGTGTTTATTGTTTCACGTTTCTGATGCAAATTTTGGTTAGAAAAACCGCCTTTAAAAAAAGTCAATCTATGATACCTGAAAAATCAGGGTATCATACCCCAAATTCTAAGGTATCATAAGTGAAGTAATTTATTAGCTGAAGCTTACACGCCAACTTTGCTACATAATAAGAAGAAAATGGCAAGATTAACAGCAGAAAAACGCAAGGAAAAAGAAGAATTTGCGAAGCTTTTATTCACCAAGGAAAACGTTACAGATTTTGCAGAATTAAAACGTCGTACTGGAGTGAGTGAAAAGACACTTCGAGCGTGGGAAAAGGAAGGAAATTGGACGAAGCTAAAACGAAACATTGTCTTAACTCGTGATGAACAAATGGCTTTGATGTACGATGAATTAGCAGAAATAAACGAGTTTATTCGTAATAAACCCGAAGGTTCTCGATTTGCTGATCATAAAGAAGCGTCTGTTCGTCGTCAATTGGTTAAGGATATCAAAGATTTAGAAACTAAAGCGATGCTTCCTGAAATCATTAACTCATTAACTCAATTCTTAGACTTTGTACGACGAAACGATATTGAAGACACAAAACTACTTGCCAATTATGTAGATCAATTTATTAAACAAAAATTAAGAAACTAATGGCATTCGTAACAACAAAATCACGAGAAGATAAAGCAGCTCTTGACTTTTGGGAAGAATACTATAAGTCTGTACAGAATACTGATATCGTTGATAGTTCTGAGCCTGAAGAGGAAAAAGAAAAACGAATAAAACGACTAGAAGCTGATCCAATAGAATGGATGAAACATCACTTCGAAAAGTATTGTACAGCAAACTTTACTGACTTCCATAAACGATTCATCAGAAGAGCAATTGAAAATCCTGAAATCTATTTAACCAATGCTTGGTCGCGTGAGTTATCAAAAACAGGTGTAACGTTTTTGGTGATGATGTATTTGCATTGCACAGGACGCAAACGATTTACGTTGATGATTTCTGCTACAAAAGATGCAGCCGAACGTTTACTAAAACCATATAAACTTGCTTTTGAGAAAAACCCTCGTTTACGAAATGATTATGGCGATCAAGTGAATTATGGTTCTTGGGCTGGAGATGATTTCACGACAAAATCAGGTTCTCGCTTTATCGCGGTTGGAGCTGGTCAGGCTCCACGTGGAGCTCGTAATGAAGAATTACGTCCAGATAGTATTATTATGGATGACTTTGATACGGACGAAGAATGTCGTAATCCTGATTTGATAGACAAAAAATGGGATTGGTTCGAACAAGCAGTTTATGGTACACGGTCAATTTCTAATCCAATGCTTGTCATTTGGAACGGAAATATTATTGCTGATAACTGTTGTATCAAAAAAGCAATATTAGTTTCTGATTACTATGAGATTGTCAATATCCGTGATAAAAATGGAATATCAACATGGCCTGATAAAAATACTGAAGAGCATATTGACCGAGTATTATCTAAAATATCAAAAGCTTCAGCTCAAAAAGAATATTTCAATAATCCGATTGTATTAGGGAAAGTTTTCGAAAAGCTGCATTACGGAAAAATACGTCCATTAAAAGATTATAAATTTTTGATTGCTTATACCGATCCTTCATACAAAAAGAATGGAGACACCAAAGCGACTGCTGTTATTGGAAAATGGAGAGATGAATATCATGTTGTAAAAATGTATTGCGGACACGTCAACACATCTGTAATGTTAGATTGGCAATATGATATTTTGAATTGGGTAAATGATAAAGTTTCAGTTTATTTCTGGATTGAATGGCCATGGATTGACGATATGTTAAAACAAGAAATAAAAGCAGCAAATAAGCGCCATAAAACGACTTTACCTTTAAAACCTGACGAACGAAATAAACCTGAAAAATTCTTCCGAATAGAATCTAATCTCGAACCATTGAACTCTAATCATAAATTGATTTTCAATGAAAAGTTCAAAGGAGATGATGATCATATGAAAGAAACTGAATTTCAATTCAAAGCTTTGTCTCCAAAATCACGTGCGCACGATGATGCACCTGATGCTGTTGAAGGTGCCGTTTGGAAAATCAATAAAAAGGTAAAAGAAAATGTAGCGCCGCCAATGGTTATTCCTTCAACACAAAATCAAAAAAGATATTAATATGTATTTATCACCTGAAGAACTAAAAACACACGCCTACGAAGAAGAAATAGGCGCTATAATACGAAACGACGAAACAATTGCTTTGGCATCTATAGACATGGCCATTGAATATGCTTCATCAAAACTAATGAAGCATTATGATGTAGAAGTTGTTTTTGCAACAACTGGAACAGCTCGCAATCCTTTGCTTTTAAAAATTGTAAAAGATATTGCGATTTGGGAACTCATCGGTTTAGCTAATCCAAGTATTGACTATGAAGATAAAAAGTTTCGCTATCAGCAAGCGGTTGATTGGCTAACGGCTGTTTACAAAGGTATGCCAACAACATTACCACCAAAAGAAGAGGCAGACGAAAGTAAGGCAACAAGTTTTACATATCACTCAAATCCACAACGCACTAATCATTATTAATCATGAAACGTAAAAATAGATTAAAAGCCAATCAGCAAGGCAGTAAACAAATCAATATATCTCAAACACTTATTGTAAAACCACCACAACGAAGTAGTGTTGGAATTGAGAAATGGCGCAATGCCATGAAGCAAGCTGATAGAGGTCGACGTGCTCCTTTGATTGAATTAATTCAAGAAACAATGGATTCTGATCCTGTATTTTTCGAAGCATGGGATAAACGAGTTCGGGCCATTACAAATGCTGACATTGTTTTTCAAACAAATGGAAAAGAGGTTGAAGAAATGATGGACTTCATTGATACAACTGAATTTGAGGAAACTTTAAAGGAATCGATGAATACTATTCTTTTAGGTAAAACAGTCGGAGAACTTGAATTTACTGAAGGTTATAAATTCAATTTAATCGATCGTCGTCATTTGAATACCGAAACGAAACAAATCTTAGTTAACCAATCTGATACGGTTGGTATTCCTTATGAGAATAATGATTTCTTGTTGAATCTTGGATTAGATAATGATTTAGGTTTAGCAATTAAAGTGATTGCTTTTGCAATTTTTAAACGTAATGGAGGTGCAGATTATGCGCAATATTGCGAATTGTTTGGTATTCCACAACTTGCAGGATTATATGATCCTGAAGACGAGAAAGGACGAGAGGAAATGGAATCAGCATTCCAAAAGCGTGGTTCTGCTGGTTCTATTGTGATGTCAAAAAATGGAGATGTCAAAACAATCGGAAGCGAAGCAGCAGGAAATAACGAAGTGCATTTAGGATTTTTGAAATGGTGTGATGAGCAGATTTTAATTGGTTTAATCGGTCAAACGATGACCACAAAAGATGGTGCGAGTTATTCACAAGGTAAAATACACGGCGATACAGAGAATGATATTAACAAAGCAGATAGACGATACATTCAACGTATTTTAAACGAAAAACTTTTGCCAATTCTTGAAAAACGTGGTTATCCTGTAAAAGGTGGTTGGTTCTCATTTCCTGAAAAAGAAAAGGCATTATCACTCAAAGAACAGTTAGATATTGCAATTGCAGTTGACGAACGTACTGAATCTGGAATTGATGAGGATTATTGGTTTGAAAACTTTGGTTTACCCAAAGGAAATAGAAAAGCTAAACCTGATACAGAAGAAGAACCAACTCCTAAAGATGAAGAAGAGACTGATCCAATAGAAGAAAAAGCATCAAAAAAAACAAATCAAAAAAATGCGAGTAAAAAGGTTCAGGCACAAGAATTATCATTTTGGAATAAGCTGAAGAATTTTTTCGACAAAGCTCCTCGATAGAGCTTACTCTATACGAGGAGCTGGATTGGAAAGCTCTTGAACAAGATTACGAAACATGTAATCATACTCATCATTTGAGTTCAGAAGACAATCAACCTGATTGGGCTGATTTGTTAGCTGCACAATGGATGGACACTGTAAAGGAAGTTTACAAGGATAAAGACATTCCAAAGGAAAAGGTTTCGCGTCCAATCGTCAAAACACAGGCTGAAAGATTTGAACAAGGTGTAAATTCTATTTTAGGAGAAGTTGATTTTGATTCACCAGAGTTTTATTTGCGTGAAGTACTACGCAAAAATATGTGGCAATTTTCAGCTGCAAAGAATTACAATGATTGCGTTCGATTAAATAATTTATTACTTGATGAAAATGGCAAATTAAGAAGTTGGAGTGACTTTTTGTATGAAGCAAAAAAAGTAATTGGAGATTCAGTTCGATACTTAAAAACAGAATACAATACAATTGTAGCTGGCGCACAAATGAGCCGTCTTTGGTATGAAATACAACGTGACAAAGCTATCTTTCCATTTGTTCAATTCTTAGTTGTACAGGATGATCATACAAGTGAAATCTGTAGTCCGTTGCATGGTTTAATATTTTCCGTTGACGATCCAGTATTAGCGTATTATTTTCCGCCAAATCATTTCAATTGCCGTACAACAGTTAAAAAGTTACGTTATGGCGTTCCATCGCAGAATTACAATTTACCTGAAATTCCTGAAGCTTTTAAAAACAATGTTGCACAAACGGGTGAAGTATTTACAAACGAGAACAAATATATTGCGAATGCTCCGAAACAATTAGGTAGTGATTTAGAATATTACGAAGAAGATGGAATTCATATATCCAACTTAGCTGAGAAATTCTCAAAAAGTAAAGTAGAACGTGAACGTCAAAAACAAGAGTTTGAAAATAGAAAAATTGCAGCGAAAACATTGAAGGAATATTTTAATGAAGAAACCTACATTTTGCCAGAAATATTACCACAACATTGGAGTTTTGATTTTCATTTCAAAGGGCAACCAATAACAGGAAAAGTAACTGATATTAAAGTTGGACAAAACTATTGGGAACTTGAAAGCTATGAAGGAAAATATAAGAAAACTAAGCTTGGACGAATGATTAAACATGGTCAAGAGCAATCTGACAATGTCGTAATTAAAATGAACCATAACATTCCATTACAACAAATTAGTCTACAAATGCGTGAATTATTTGATAAAAAGGAATTTCAAATTACAGCTTCAAAAATTTATATAATTGATCATAAAGGAAAGTTGATCTATATTTTTGATAAAGATAAATTCTATTAAAAATAAAGTAGGACTTAATCTCTTAAGTCCTACTGCCTTTAACCTAAGTCAAAGGGGGCACAGAATCGAAATCCCGTTGGTACAAATATACAACATTTTTTAATTATGATTTAAAAATCATTTAAACACTATTTAAATGGTAAGTGATAGACTAAAAAAAATACAAGAAGGACTTGCTCAAACTTTCCGAAATCTCCCTCCAATACTTGGAGAAGAAGCTGTAAACTTTTCATTAAATAGTTTTGATCAAGAAGCTTGGAGCGGAAATTTTCAGGATACTTGGCAAAAACGAAAGAACCCTACTAAATGGGGAAAGCCTGATGATACAGGACGAGCTTTATTGGTAAAAACTGGGCAATTAAAACGAAGTGTTCGGATAATTCGAATTACAAATAATATGGTTTACATCGGAGCTGGAGGAGCTGATACGCCTTATGCACGTGCTCATAATTTTGGTTTTCGTGGAAAAGTTGATCAGAATGTTAGAGCCTTTACGCGTAAAATGAAAAACGGTAAAACGCAACAGGTAAAAGAACATAAACGTACAATTCATCAAAACATTCCAAAACGTCAATATATAGGAGGTGATAAAGATTCACCGTATTTAAAAGCTCGCTTACGTCGTGCATCAATTGTAGAACTTAAAAAAATATTCAAATAATGGAAGAAACATTATACGAGCTAATTTTAGATAAATTAGATGAAATTAAAGAAATAAAATTTAGTGATTTAGACTTTGGACAATTAATGGTAGAAGTTCCTCCAATTAGCTATCCTGCTGTATTGGTCTCGATTGATTATCCTGATACAAAAAACATGAGCAGATTGTTACAAGAGGTTAGAGCGTCAATTAAATTAACAATTGCTACCAAATCAATTACTGAAACAAATAGTTTAGCTCCGAAAGAAATTAGAAGTCAAGGGTTAGAATTTTTACGATTACGCCAAAAGATTTATAAGCAGTTACAAGGTTTCGGAAACGAAGAATTTTATCCATTCGAACGAAAATCGATGCGAAATGAAATGCTTAGGCAAGGTCTAAAAACAACTGTGATCCACTTTGAGACATCTTTCCATGATGATAGCTCCAATTCATAAACGGAAAGTAATCTTTCAGCGTAGTTGTTGTGTAGTTTTCTGTTTCTAAATGACAAATATAGTCTGTGTGAGCAGCCAATAAATCTGCAATGCGCGATTGAGAGATAAAGAATTCTTTCTCTAAGTTTTCTAAGCATTTAGAGAACTTCAGACCATTCAATGAACTGTAAAAATAAAAGCGCGCAGTCAACAGCTTATTGCGATCGGCAATAAGATTCTCATTACGTCCTTTTTTGATATTTACAGATTGATTGGCTTGCATATTTACAAAATTAATAAACCCCAACTTGATTTGCAAATTGGGGTTTATTGTTATTATTTTATAGACTTTATAAATGCAGATAAAGCATATTTTAATTTTTCGTTGAATACAAAATCGTCGTTCACTTTTCCTTGTATTCTAAATTTCGAATCTTTCGAATTTATCAATTTATCTATCAAATCTTTTTTAACCTCAATCATCAAAGATTCTTTTTTATTGCCTTTTTTGGTAAAATTAAAATCTGTTAGTCCTTCTACTTCGAATCGTTCTCCATCTAAAAGAAAAATTACTCGTTGAATATCTTTCCAATCAACACTCGTCATATCAAAAGACATAAAATAATCAACTACTTTGCCTTGATTTTTGACTGCAAGAAAATCAACTATAACTTCAGCTTTTTTATTACTGTAAACATTTTTATAATTACCATTTGAAGTATAAATATATTTACTGTCAAAATCGTCATAATTAACTTCTGTATTCTGATAAACACCTCTTAAAGAAACTCCTGTCAACAAATCAACATTATTTTCATAATTTGTAAAATCTGCTTGCTCTGTTCCATGATCAAAAATATAACTGTAAGGTATTTCTTTAAACTCTCCAAAATTAGCTATAAGTATAGATAATACTTTTGATTGATTAGCTTTAAGAACTTTTTTATCCTTAAATTTCAAACCAATGTAATACAACCTATTATCTTCTGAAAAGCTTAATTCTACTTTTTTGAAATAAGGATTGTCAATTAAATCATAAAAATATTTACCATTTTGATTTTTATTAAATCTACTTAAATCAGTATAAGTTTTATTCAATTCTAAATCTTTGATACCAAATTCTTTTAAAACTTCTTTCGATTGACTAAAGCAAAACGGAGAAAACAACAATAGTAGTAAGTATAAGTATTTCATTTTTTTTATTTAAAATTAGTATTTTTTGGATTAAGAAAAGTATCTCCAAATATTTTATTCACTATTTGAGGTATATTATATTTAAATTTTTCAGAAATTTCTGGCAAGGTATAATCTCTTGACGGTACTGCATAACGTAATTTTTTAACTGTTGTACGACAACCATCATGATTTGGAGGAAAATAACATGCCAAAACGGGATCATCAACAGAAAATATTAAATTATGTAAAGAACTACAAATTTTACTTGTATGATCATCTTGTACAACTAAAAATTGAACAAAAGGAAAAATTGCTTTATCTCGTTGAATTTCGAACCATAAACGACTCATTTGAGCGCTTGCAACAATGGTATTATAATCTTTTTGTAATAAATTATAATCAATTTCGATTATGTTGCATATGTTTATCGCATCATATTTAAAATTATTCCAGTTCTTCAAATTGCTATTTCCATCTAATAATAAATTGTTTAACAAAATATTATCATCTGACGTTTTAGCTGCCGAAAATTCCCATTGATTTGCGTTCAAAATTTCTCTAAAAAATAAGTCTGGACTTTCAAAATCTACAGCTATCATAATTGTTAATATATATTATCAAAAATACAATTTTGATTTTTGTTAATCAAAAGGTTTTCCATAAAATAACAAAAGCTAATCAACTAGAGTGGCGTTTGCTATTAATTATAATAAATTTTTCCTGTACTATCATATAATGATTTATTAATTTTAATTAAATCTTGGATTTCCAGGTATTTAATTAAACTTTCAGTATTTTCAGCTAATTTATTTTTAAAATTATTGAATTCTTTATCCTGATTGTATTCTAGGTCATTTATAAAATATAAATCTAATAAATCTTTTATTCCATTGTAGAATTGTTTCTTTGTAAAGTTATTATTTGAATTAATAAAATTTAATATTTTATCTGCTAAATTTATATCACTTATAGAATTATATGTAAATTCTTGTAATATTATTGATAAAATATCTCTTTCTAATTTATCATTTTTAGCTTTTTTTAAGTTATCTTCTACAAATTTTGAATATTCTAAATCTTTAGTTTCTATTAAATCTTTTAAAGTTTTATTTTCTCTTTCTAAATCTTCAATCTTTTTATTAGCTGTACGAGCATTTATAACATTTCTGTATTCAATAGCTTTCTCTTGTTCTAATTTACAAAATATTACATAACGCCTAAAAATTAATTTATTATAAAATATTTCAATTAAAAGTGATAGTAATTGAAATAAAAACAATGAAATAATTGAATATATTAATGCTGCTACAAACCTCCAATTAAATATCCACCAAATATCAGAATTATGATACATTTGTCTAATACAATCTATTTTAAGTTCAATAGTTGAACCTGAAAAGGATGTATACAATATTATATCCCAATTATATATAACTAAAAAAAATAAATAAAAATTAATCAAAGGATTTTTTAATCTCTCTAAAACAATCTCTTTGATATCGTCTTTAGTATCTTTTGCAAACTCTTGGACATCCATAAATATGTATTTTCCACAATATTACTAAAAATAAAAAAAGCAACCCATTAAGGATTGCTTTTAATTTTTATAAAACCACAAATTTTACAACTTGGCGGTTCTTGATATGCTAACGGATCAGACTCCCATTCATGCTCACATATATTTTGCAAAGATTGAATTGCAACATCAACATTCATCGCGTGGGTATCCGCTTTTTGCTTTTCCTTTAGTAACTTTTTGAAAAGCTCTATATCCAATTTTACTCCCATCGCTTTTGATTTAGGTAGGTTTCAGCATACGGCATTGCAGTCCCGTCTTTTTTCTTTTTATCACGTTCTTTTGGTAGATGTAACAAAGCCGCCAATTGTTCCATTGGTTTTAGCTTTTCGTACTTCTTTTTTGCAACGGATTTTGTTCCATGTTTTCCGTATTCTTCCCAAAATCGGTCAAAACTCAAATCAGCTGGTATCTCTTCGACTTTAAAGTCTTTGGCTTTTTGTTTCCATTCTTCCATCTTATCCAATGTGTAAGGTATATTGGTATAAAAGAACTTTACAATTCCTACAATCGTGTTAGAAATGTTATGTTGAAAGAGAATTAACCAACCATTAAGGTTGTATTCATAAATCACTTCACCTGTAAAGTGATCACTTGTTATGATGTATTTTTTCCCCTTCATCTTTTCTCATTATTTCACGGTAAATAAATAATTCTTTTATCAAGCCTCTCAGCTTTTCTACGAAATAAGCTATTGCTATTCCTGCTAAAATTCCTATTAAAAATTGATTAGTAATCATAATTGCTCGTGTATTTGGTTTGCGATTTTTAAAACAACCATATTGATATATGGATTTTTGGATTCAACCTGCTGAAAATCTCTTAAAATAAAATGAAGTGCATACGCTTGATGATATTTTAAACTGATTTTAAAAGCCTTCACATTCATTCGCTCTGTTATGAATTTTTTGAGCATCTTATCCGCCAATTCATAAATGATGGATTCTACTAATTTGGTTTCAGGCGTTGGAAGGCTTTGCTGGTTTATTCTGTTCTCGATGATTTGATTAATAACATTCAATTCATCATTTTTTAGTTCAAATTTTATTTTTTGCATTAATCAGAAACATTGTTAATCCATTCAATCATCATGGTTAATTCTTCAATTTTTTCAACACACATCCTAAGTAAATCCCTTTTTAATTCTATTATAGAATCTGAGTTAAAATATTTTACAGAGTCTGAAATATCAATTTCTAATTGAGCTTTCTCTAAAGTTTTTTGTTCTAAAAGCTCCTCCAACTCCCAAATAATTTCTAATTTCATCTACTTCCATTTAGATTTTACCATATTTTCTAAAGCTTTAATGACTTTCGAGATATCCTCGTAATTCATATCCTTTAATTTCTTATCCTGTACTGGACATCTTGCTGATCTAAACCAACCGCCTAAGCGTTCTAAACTTGCAAATCCTGTTTGCTCATCTATCCAATCAAGCTCACGAGCTAAGGATAATATTTTCATGTGTCGAGGATTGTTTTTGTCAAAAAGTGCATAAGAAGTATAGTTGGCTACTTTACCAGTCTGTAGGTAAGTGATAATATCGTCAGCTTCATTTCTTGAAAGGTCTTTTGTAGATTTTACCTCTCTAAAAAGAAACTCGGAAAAGAACTCCAACCGTTCATCACGGTTAGAGAATTTTCCTGCACAAATCGTTTGAATGATTTGGATTTGTTTTGGGTTAATTGTCGTCATCATTCAATATTTTGAAATTTAACTTTAACTCCGTTTTGAATAGCTTTTAAATGGTTTTTAAAGAGTGTTATTTCAAACCATTCAAACTTTACTTCAGGAATCCATTTTCCTGATTCGGATTGATAAACAGCCTTGCCGTTTACTAAATATCCTTTGTCTGATAATTGTGTGATTGTGTATGGCATTTTTAATCGTGATTTTTAGTTCTTTTAAAATATAAACAGGTAAACAAACCTGTGATACATAGCAACCATGTTCCAACCATGATTGCTATTGCTTCTAACATTAATATCATTAATCGATTGAAAAATTAAAGTTGACACGTCTAATATTACCTTCTCCAAAATCAACCATTTTGTAACCACGTGCAAAACGTGAAGTTCTAATATCAATCAAAGCCTTGTCAATGATGTCCATTCCTTCAGAGAACAATTCGCTGTTAGCACGATCACGCATTTTGTTTAATTCTCTAACTTTTCGTGGATCATAGTTTCCATTCGCATCAGTTTTAAGAGCGATTTCCAAGAACTCCATTAAAATTTTTTCGTTTTCAGTTTCTCCAGCAAGGCTCGACATATATTCTCTGATCTTGACAATTCCTTCGCCTTCTGTTCCGTTGAATGTTGGTTTTACGTTCCAACCAACTTTTATCGACGCAGAACCATCATCAAGTGTAAAAGTGTGCGAATCTTGCTCACGCTTTTTATTTCCATACACTTCAGCTCTTAATTCGATGGCTGGCTCTATGTGTTTGAAAAGATTAAGTAAACGTTCCTCCACATCATCACGTTTATCGATGAAAAAAGGCACTTCAGATAGAACCACATCATTCTCTAATTTTTTAAGCAAATCTTTGTCTTGTTGCTTTTTTGCCTTCTCAGCTTTTTCCTTTTCTTTGATTTGAGATTGTAATTTTTCTAAATCTGCTGGTGATAATTTTTCGATGTCTATTGTTGTCATAATTGTTATTTTGAAATGATTAATTCTTTTTCTGTTGTGATTTTATTTTCTTGGTAGTAAGTAAAGATTCGTTTGTAATTATTGATTCTAAGTTTCAATAACAAGTCTTTAATGGTTCGTTGTAACTCTTTTGACAATGTTTTACGCCCATTGATGACTTGATGTATTTCGCAACGCTCAGTCAGCGTAAAAACTTTATTCTTGTTAGTGTCGTAATTAAGTGTTAGTAGCAGTTGCTCAATGGTAAATTTTATCTCTGTCATAGTAATACGCCTATTTGTTGATGAATTTGAGTTGGACACTCATTTAGAATGGTAGGTGAAAATGATTTTTCTAATTCTGACAAAAGATTGATGTAATAGAAACTTTCATTTTTCGCTGTTCCTGCCATTGGATCATTTGGATTTTGAATCAGCCAATTATTTAATCGTTCAATCCGCTTTTCAAGTTGTTTTTTATTTAGGTACTGTTTGTCCATTTTTTAAATTGTTGATTAGTGTTATTGGGTAGATTTCTTCTATTTCATAAGCTAAAAGACTGAAAACATCAAACAATTCATTTGCTGCTTCAATTCCAAGACTATTGATATAAAGTCTATTTTGTTTGTAAAACTCCTCTTCAGTTTTACAGAATTGTGTTTGATACCAGCTCCAAATCGGCTCGTTACGACTCAACTCTTCAAGCAATACAAAATGCTCATTTGAGATTTTCATTGCCCATATTTCAAAAAACCAACGCATTTGGTTGCGCCACTGCATCGGTGTAAACTGCATTGCTTTTAAGATTTCAATTTTTATAACCTCGTAATTCATAGTGTTGTTTTTTAGTTGTTAGTTCCGTGATAGAGTAGACCTTTTTTGTCATCGATGAGATATTCACCTCCTAAACCATCTCTGTTGGTTACTATCGCTTTAAGTCCTACTACATGAAATATTCTTTTTGATAATTTCTTTACTAATCGTCCTACAGCTCCTACAGGTTCTTTACGTTCCTCGTGTGCCAAGATGATAAAAGTGATTTTGGGATAATCTCTGGTTAACTGCAAAATCATTTTTTTATCTATTTCGCCATCATAAGCTGTTAAATTGTCAATGAAAACCACTTTCGGAAATTGTCTTCCTTTGAATTGCTCCAAGTATTCCTCGAACAGATCGTATGGATAAGCCATAAATTTGTGATCCATTACATTTATTCCTATTCGTTTACATCGTTGTTGGAAAGATTTATCTGTACCTTCTTCTGCACTGATATAAGCGACTTTTTCTAAGGTTGATAGATATTTAGCTAATGAAAGTGCTAAAGTTGATTTACCATTCTTTTCTAATCCGTAGATCAACCAATAACCACCTCTTTCAGGTTCGCCAAGTATATCTTTCCAAATACCATCAAAATCAAAGGTTTTAAATTTCTTTTCGTAGAGTTGTTTTGGTGATAGTCCTCTTGCCATTTATTCTCGTACTATTTCAATTAATGTTTTCAATTTTCGTAGAGTAGCATTCTTGTCAATACACTGTTTTATTAGTTTATTCACTTTAGCTGGATTATTAATTTGCGCAAAAGCAACCTCTCCAATTAACTGTGTATAAAATTCAGTACGAGCTTCTTTTCCTGTTGGAACTAATGTTACAAACTCATCTGAAAAACGTGAGAAAATTTCAGCATAACCGATTTTATCGTTTTCCATACCACGTTTTATTTTGCGTTGTAAACCTTGCGCTCCCATCATATACCAACCGCAAGCGCCAACTGTTGCATTATGTATAGATTTTATTTCTAAAAATGCGTGATATTCTAAATCACCAGCTTCATCCAACACAATAAGAGGTTTATCTAATACTGTGATGTAGTATTTTATATCTTCCAAAATTTCAGCGAATTTTCCGTGACCTTCTAAACCGATTGTTTTTGCTAATGCTTTGATAAAGGCAAACTTTGTTTTAGTTTGTGAACAATCAATGTAAAAAGCATTCTTCATTCTACTTACGATATGCGTCGCACAAAAAGTTTTACCAATTCCACAGTCATCAACTAAAATCATTGAAGTACTGTTTTCTTTACAGAAATTTAGGTTGTCTTCAATTTCAGTATAAACAGAAGTACGAGTAACTTTCCAATTATGCTGAGAACGATTAACGCCTAATTGACGACCAATTCTTAAGTAATTAGAATCACTTATTTTACCTTCTAAATCTTTGTTGTTAAAAATATTACTCAAAATACCTTCATTCAAACCTATAGTTTTTGAATAAGCAGCAGTAGAACCACCATAGTTTGCACGATCAGCTTTTATAGCTTCGATTACATTATTTTTAAATTGTTGTGGGATTTTAGATTCCATAATTCTTTTTATTGAAAAGCACTTCGCCAACTTTTTATATTGGACTGATTGCTTTGATTAAACATTAATTCAGTTTCAACTTCTTCGAGATCATCTTCAAAAATCTCAGGTTCTTCAATCTCTTTCACTTCAAATTTTCGTTTGCGATTAAAAGAGAAATTATTATTTACACGTGTTGGTGTTCTGTCGATAATATTGATATCTTCAATACCTTTCAGTTTTTCACGTGTGTACATTTCAACTGTCATTGCGTATGCACTTTGTAACGACATTGCTTCTTTACAAGCATCTGTTTGTTCAGCTTTTGCACGATTAAATCGTGGCATTTCCATGATTTCACAAACAAATTTGTCATTGTAATAGGCGTAAGCTTTCATTACATTACCTTCTTGATCATCCAACCAGTACACTTCTAAATCTTTTCCTTCAATCATTCTCATCTTTTCGATAAGTGATTCTCCAGTTAGTATTTTTCCGTTTTCGGCAATTGCACGTTTACGACCTTGTAAATTGATTTTAGCAACGTTACACGACGTTTTAGTGTAATGACCGATATATGGTAGTATTCCATGCCAGTTAATCGGTTTAAGGTCTTTAGATTGATTTTGTTCAAAATAATCCCATCTTGATAAAGAATTATCTTGTGGATGTGGACTATTGTTCCAATTTTCAATCTCTGCCAAACGATCTTCAACTAATTGTTCATACGGAATGATTATTTTCTCTTCAGCACTCAATTGGTTTGATTCTTTTTTTGCAGTTGGACGTGCAATCCATCCGATTGCTTTCTTTTCTTCACCGTATCTAACCTTACCAAACATTCTTTCAATGTATTTTCCTCGTGCATTATTTGCTTCGATTCTTACATTCTGGAACATATGACCAGGTTTTAGCAACGTATCACGATAACTACTATTCAATGAACTCTCACACTCTAATTCGTAGGGAAGAGGTAAACCCCATGCGACGTAATTTCTTACCATTTCACGGTAAAACTCAACGATCAATCCTTCTTTCGATTTGCCCCAAACAACTGTCGTAAATGCTTGCGAAGCGACATCCAAACCAAGATAAAACCACATTCGTTTTCCCTTTTCATACCAAAATGGTGGCTGACGGTCATCAATTGACATCAGCGAACCTGAGAAAACTGGTAAATCCATTTCAGCAGCAGGAGCAAATTTGGAAATGTACTTTTGCCGATCTCCAGCACGGCTCCTTTGTGTTGCAATTGCATTCTCCCATTTGTTGATATAGCTTACAATTGTCGAGCTTGATAACTTTTCAAATTCTTTTGGATCAAAGATTTCACCTGTATTCGAATCATATATCTCTGCATAACCATTAATGAAAGCTTCATAATTCCGTGCAACTTCAGTAGGTGTAGGTTTGTGTTTTTGGTTTTTAAACAAAGCGTTCAAAACCATTTCAATTCTTGCACTTACTTTTCTTGCATTTTGTGTACTCTTACCTTCAGGATCTTTTATCAAAGGATAGTACAAATCCTCTTTACAGGCTTTGAACAAATCCTTGAATCGTATCGATGTAGGAAGCGTATGTGTTATTTCATAATTCAGCTTTAAATAATGCTGAAAGTCAATCATATCTTTAATCAGTGTGTCGTAAATCCCACGTGTAGAACCTTTCAATTTCACACGTTCAGAAATTCGAGCCTGTTCCAATTTAATCACCGCTTTCATTACTGAAGCATTCAAAACATATCGATCCTGTTCTTTTTGTTCAAGTGCAGAACCAGCACGTTTAAACTTTGCATAATAAGTGGGTGCATCAGCATCCCATTCAAAGAACATTTCTAAAGGGTTATCCACTTTTCGAGGATCACCCAAAGCCTCTTGTATTTCATCTTTCAGCGTATCGAAGTCAACGAGCATTTTCCGTCCATTTCCTCCGAGTTGCAATCGCTTTATACCGTAAGGCTTATCTTTGTAGCGGTTTAACTCTGACATCAAAGAATTAATTGAATTCCAGAATCGAGGTACTAATTCCTCTTTTTCAACCGCTACCTTGTTATTCGTCCATAAATAAGGCATAGCGTATTTTTATTTTTTTGTTCCCTTAATCGGATTCGAACCGATGACGCATCAAACAAGTATGACCGCTCTAACCGCTGAGCTATAAGGGAAAAGCTATTAATCTTCTTGATTAAATTTCTCAGCTAATGATTTCAAATAATCATTGATTGCTGTTTGTTGTATTTTGCTCACTATCGTCATTTTGGTAATTTTTTATTAGTTGATCTCTATTCTCAATAATTTTTTCTAATGCTTCTAATGCTTCAATATCTCCACGTCTGCATCTCATTCTCGCGCTATCTGGACTATTCAGACCTAACATTCTCGCAAGTGTTATATAGTCTCCAGTCATAATTTTCGGTTTTAATTGTTCGTATATCATAACATTGTCAATATTTTATCTATCTTTGTTCTAATGTTCGTACAAATATAAACGAAGATTTTCGTAACAACAAAATAAAAAACGATGAATTTCGCAACAACCAAAGAAAGAATTATTCAATACATTGATTATAAAGGAATTGCAATTAAAGATTTTTTAATAAAAACTGATATTAAACGAGGGTTTTTAGACTCTGACAAACTAAAATCAACAGTTTCTGATGTTTTTATAGCTAAAATAATCGCAGTTTATCCTGATATTAATGTAAACTGGTTGTTAACTGGCGAAGGTGACATGATTAAAAACGAAAATAATAGTAAATCATCTGTTATTTCGGAACCTTCGTCGTTATTTAGAAAAACTAAAGACAAAAAATATTCTAATCAAGAAATACCATTATATGATTTTGAAGCATCTGCTGGTTTAAAAGAATTATTCGATACTGATGCTCCAAGAAAAGTATTGGACACAATAAGAATTCCTAATTTACCTAAATGTGATGGAGCAATTTCTGTTACAGGAGATAGTATGTATCCTTTATTAAAGAGTGGAGATATAATACTTTACAGAGAAACTGATCTACAAAATATTTTCTTTGGTGAAATGTATTTATTAAGTGTACAACTTAACGAATGGGAGGAGTATATAACAGTAAAATATGTTCAACGATCAGAATTCGGAGAAGATTATGTCAAATTAGTAAGCCAAAATCAACACCACCAACCTAAAGATATTCCAATAAACAAAATTTCTGCTTTAGCATTAATAAAGGCAAGCATACGCATTAATACGATGATGTAGTATGTGTGAGCGTATTTTAATAATTTATAAAATATAATCCGTCTCAATTATTTGATTTACAATCATATAATTTAACTTCATAAATAAAACTATTGTTTTTATCCTCTTTGAGTTTTAAATATTTAATGTTTTACACTCTAATTTTTGCGAGTATCATCGTTTAATATATATGCGAATATCATCGCATTGCATATCCAACTGCATATCCAACTGCATACCCAGCTATTTTTAAGGTGTTGGAGTTATTTTGCATAGATCATGGTTTTACGAGTGTTATTTTAATGGCTAATTTTCTTATTTTATCGCTTATATAGTAGTTTTAAGCGATATTTGCTTAGATACAGTATTAAAGATTCTTTATTTGGTATTTAAAGGAGATTTAAGCGGTAATTAAATGTAAGATAATGGTAGTTAATTTACATTCCGTTATTTCAAAAAACCGCATAAAAAAAACGCCAAACTATGATAAACAGGGCGTTTTTAGGCTTTTTTATATTATATCTATTTCTTTACATTCTGTATCCCCCTTAATATGTGCTTTATTAATTTATTCATTGTTTTTTTCAACTCTTAAAACAAGATTTAATTTATCATCTGATCCTCAAGGAAG